GCTGCCGTGCGCGAGCTTGAGGAGCGCACCGGCTGGGTGGTCGATCCGGTCACACGGACGCAGTACGTCGGCGTCGAGCCGACGAACACCGAGAAGCTGGTACTTCTCACCCGGCAGCCGGTCACGGCCGTGACGTGCGTGGATGACAATTCGGCCACGATCAACCTGACGCTGGTCACGATCAACGGGCTGCAGTACGCGAGCCTGGACGAGGACGACCTGTCCTACCCGCTGGTCCTGACCGTGAGCTGCGGCAGCAACACGCTGAATCCGCTCCTCGAGATGGCGCTGTTACAGCGCGTAACACAGCACGTCGCGAGCCGCGGCGACGATACGGTCACGCTGTCGAGTGACTACTGGGACCGCATCTCGGCCATGATGGGGAAGGGAATTGGCTAATGGCCCACGTCCCGTCCGGAATGCTGCGCTACGCCATGACGGTGCAGAATCGCAGCGTCACGACGGATTCCCTTGGCCAGGCGGCAGAGACTTGGACGGACATCGCCGTCATTTCCTGCCATGCCGAGCAGATGCGGACGCACGACGTGGTCGATGACGGCGGGCCCGCCATCCGCACCGACTGGCGCATCCTCGCCGCCTGGCATCCCGACGTTACGACCCGCAGCCGGCTGAAGTGGGTGGACCGCGGCACGACGCGCTATTTCAACCTCCGAGGCTGTTGGGACCGCGACGGCCGCCAGCGCCGCCTCGAGATCGAAGCGACCGAGGTGCTGCCGTGACCGTTTCTACCAAAGCCATCAAGGTGTCGGTAGACACCCGAGAAGTCAAAGCACTGCTCGAAAACATGCCGCGCCGTATGAGCGAATCAATACGCAAAAAGGCAATGCGAGCGGCTTTGCTGCCGGCGCAAAAAGAGCTCCGCAGGATTTGGGCAGCAGCAGCCTTCCGCGGCAAACGACCGCATAGAAAGGCGATTGTTTCTGCTACTCAAATTGATGTCCGCAGGCATGGATCAGGTGACCTTGCAACAATTCAAGGAGCGGTCGGAGTCAGATACGGGCGCAAAGGAGGAGCACGCGCCGCTGGCCGTCAAAAAGTGTGGCACCTGCTTGAGCATGGATTTTTCCGCCATAGCGTGACATCGGCCTATCGCGGTTTGTCTAGCAACTTGCGCGAAGACGCCGAATCGCGACGTGCGTTTGTGAAATCAAAGCGTGATGAAATCTTTGCGAAGCACAAAGGCACAAGCTTTAAAGCCAAGAAAGCAAGAAACGCAGAAATGCGCGAGGTGTTTGCGGAAGCACGCGAACGGTGGACGGCATTGAGTGCTTTCCGTAAGGCCAAGGCTGAATCGTTAGAACAAGCACGATCAGCAGGGGCAGGAAGTCGGGTGCCTGGCAGGAAAATCTCCACCCGGTGGGTAGCGTCACATATTGACGAAGTCATGCAACGTATAAGAGATGCAGTAATTCGAGAAGCACGAAAGGCGCTGTCATGAGCTATTACGACGCGCTCACGTCGTTCGTGGACTATGCCAGCGCTGCCTGCGCCTCGGCGGCTCCTGTCCCGCCGCTCAATGCGTCCATGCGTGTGGCCGGAACGCCGACGCCTGTCGCCGTCTACGACTGCACCTGCACGCCCGTGCAGCATCATCCAGGCACGTTCTCGGGGCATTGGGCAGTCGAGGCCACCATCACGATCATCGGCGACAATCTGCTCGAGATCGCAACTATCGCCGATTTCATCGGCGCGTACTTCAGCGCGAACCCCAATTTCACGCCGACCACGCCGTCGAGCTCATGCCGCATCGGCGTCGAAACGATCAGCTTTGCAACCGGTGCCGAGTCTCCCGACGATGGGCAGCAGGACGCCGAAAGAACCATCACCATCTCGCTCACCATGCAAGTGAGGGAAGGCTAAACCATGGCAACGATCATTGGATTCGGCGGAACCGGGACGCTCAACTTCAACGCCGGTGGCGCGACGACGTTCCCGGTTCGGAATGTCTCGGTGTCGTTTGAGCGCGCATCGCTCGACGTAACCACGCTGACGGACTTCCGCGAGAAGCGTGCCCCCGGTCGCATCCGCAGGACGGCGACGTTTGAAATGCTCGCACAAGACAGCACGACCGACAACAATCTCCGGACGCACCTGTACCCGACCACGCTCGCCGACGCGGTCAACCGAAGCGTCGTGTTGACGTACACCGATCAAGGGTCGATCGCGTACACGATCACGGGGCACATTACGAGTGCGTCGCGCACCGATGATGGAACGGGCCCTGGCATTTGGTCCCTCTCTTTGGACGAAGCCTGATGCCGCGCGACCTGACCCATCTCTTCGCCAAGACGCGGCGCGTCGAGCACCCCGAGCTCGGCGTCGTGCTCGTCCGCGAGGCCACCATGGAGGACTACCTCCGGGCAGGCGCGGATCGGTGGTGGTTCGCGTCGAACCTCCAATGCGAAGACGGCTCGGCGTTCGTGGCCGACGCCAGCGACCTCGGCCGGCTGCGGGCGGAACTGTCCGACTGGCTGCTCTCGGAGGTCACGAAGAAGCGCCCTACTCCGCCGCCGAACGGCGGCGCTGGCGCAACGGAGACGAGGCCACCCGAATGACGATGCCCGGCAACATTGCCGCGACCGAGTTTACGACGCTCGAGCGTTGCGAGTGGCTGCTTTCCTGCATCGCCTGCACCGTGACGCGCAAGCCTGCCCACGAACTGCTCCCATGGGTCCGAAGCGGCATCCAGGAACTCGGGAGGTCGCTCAATGGCTAAAGAGATGAAAGCCGTCATCCGGGCCGAGGTGGACCCGTCGGGCGTCGTGCGCGGCGTCAACGACGTGAACCGCCAGCTCGGAAAGATCAACAAGGCAACGGCCGCGACGGCGATCGCGACGGGAATCCAGGGCGTTTCGTCGGCGCTCGCCATGATGCGGAACGTCCTCGAGCAGATCGACCGACGCAACCTCGAGATACAGGAAATCGCGTCCCGGTTCTCGCCGCAGGCTCGGGCCGCGCAGATGCAGACCGAGCTCGCCAAGATGCGCCAAAGCATGGCGCTCGGTCCTGTGATGGCGTCGGAAATGCAGGCCGTTGAACAGGTCAAGCAGCGGGCGATCTCGTCAGAAACACAGCGGCTTATGGCTGCGCCGGCTGGCTCGCAGGCCGCAGCCGAAGACTTCAAGAGCTTTTTCACCGAGATGGCCGACCGGCTGCGCGAGTATCCGGGCCGAGTCCTGGGAGGCGGGCCGATTGCGAACCCTGTGGCTAATCCGATCCGGCGGTTCTTCAACCCGCTCGGGGATGACTTCTTGAGCGGGCAAGGCCTCGCCGGCGGCATGGGATCGGCGAGAGGCATGTCGTACGCCGAGAAGACGGCCCGCGGCATTGAGAAGATGGCGAGGGAGAACTAATGGGCACGTTCAACTTCGAAGAGTTCAAGGAAAGCCGCAGCTACCAGCTTGAGGCGTTCCCGAACGAATGTTCCCTGACGGCCGTGTACACGGTCACCTGGACGCCTTCAAACTCGTCGGACCCGTATCCCGGTTACCCGGCCATGCTGGCGGCGGTAACGAAGCCACGCCAACGGCCGACGAGTTCACTCCACGAAAGTGATACCTATCACAAGACGCTCGTAAGCCGCGAGGTCACCGTCACGCCGCTCATGGAGCGGACCTACGCCTGGCGTGTGACTGTTCGCTATTCGACCCGCGGCCCATTGCAGGACGGTGCAGGGCAATTCTGCATCGTGACCCGCTCGACGAGCATCCGCCAGGCTGCGCTCTACCGATCGGGCGCGACGCTGCCAACGAACGGAACACCGTCGGGCTTTACAGACATCGCCGGCACGGCGGTCGATCTGAACGGCAACCCTCGCGAATACGAGGTCCCGCAGACCCTTGTCTCGGTCGAAGTGTGGTGGGATCGCACCCTCCCGAGCGGGACGCCGTCGGCCGAGCCCGCCTACTCGACCTACAGCAGCACCGTCGGCAAGCGGAACAACGCCACGTTCATCGGCTACCCGCAGGGCTCGCTCCTGTACCGCGGATTCCAGGCTGCGCCGATTGACAACTACTACCGCATTACGCACACGTTCCTGCACGACGAGTGGTACCACCTCGAGCAGATCCCGGCCCCGAATCCGACCGGGCAGCCGGTGCTGGTGCCAGGCGCGACTTACGGCTCCTTCCAAGTGCTTCAAGCCGACGAAATCTTCTGGTACCAGAAGTACACCTCGACGGCAGCGTTCAGCTCGCTCGTCACCGCCGCGCAGCTGGCGGAACTGACCGCACCCGTACCGACCGCGATTCCCTGATGGCCTACCAAGTGCCCATCTTCACGAAGGGGCTCTACGCGGGCGCGAATCGGCACGTCATGCAAGGCATGGCCGACGCCTCGAGGACGGTGTCGGCGTCGCAGCAGGGGCTTGCCAGGGCCCGGCAGCTGGTGGTCGGCGGCAACGTCGCCCGGCTTGGTCTGTGCAGCGTGTCGCAGGCGACGCTTATCACGGCAAACCGATGGAAATACCGGGTCGAGGCGTTCTACCCGCCATCACTTGCCGGCGGCGGAATTGCCGCGCCGAACTGCTCGAGTTTCGACTACCTCGAGGTCCTGAATCTGCGGGAGTATTTCAACACGGCGACGGTCGTGGACGGCATGGACATCACGACCCCGGCGAGCACCGTCGGCCCGGTCGGCAGCGTGTGGAGCGGTTCTGCGTGGCCTACGACCTCGCTCGCGGCCGTGGTGAATGTATACGTCGTGTACGCCCTAGACGGGACCGCATGGCCGTATTTCGACCGTCCGAACCCAGTCCGCTGCACCGAAGAAGAAGGTGGTGGTGAGTAATGCCGAACGTCACGATCCAAACTCCCATCGTTAACCTGGTCATATGGCCGGGCGAGCTGCACTTCCTGACGGTGTACGTCCGCAACCTCGACACGGGCGGGACGTTCAACTGCACCGGCTACACGCTGAAAGGCAAGTGGACCATCGGCACGGCGACGGGCACCATTAACGGCACGTTCGTAAACGCCAACAACGGCCACGGAACGATCACGACGCCCAGCGCCACCACGGCCACCTGGCCGAACAACGCCTGGGGAACGTTCACCGTGTTCCTCGATGACAACGCGAGCAGCGAGAACCTTCACGTTACCGACTTCACCTTCCGGACCGCAGGAGTGGACATCCCATGATCCCATCAATGTTCCGAAAGGCCATGGTCGGCGACGACTCCACGCTCAACCTCGACTTCACCACAGGCGTCCTCGACTCGCGCCTGACGTTCACGCGGGGCAGCACCGGCACGCGGATCAACGCCAGCGGCTTCGTGGAGACGATGAGCAACAACGTCGCCCGCTTCGACCACGACCCGACCACGATGGCACCGAGGGGACTGCTGATTGAGGGGCAGGTTGCCAATATCGTCACCTACTCCGGTGATTTGACGCAGAACGGAGCGGGACATTGGTCCGGGCGCACCAACCTAGTCACGACCAATTGGACAGGATTCACGGCACCCGACAA